CCAGAAAAACAAAAAGCTAACGCACCACCTGATGAACTCGGTTCATTTGTACCACCTGTTGAAAGAACCATTCTTCCTATTTCTCCAGCGGGGTAAGGGTAAGTATAAAAATACACTTCTTGTACCTGTTGAGTGTAATTATTTATATACTTTCTATCTGTCCTAATCCAAACAGGAGTTCCATCCTGTAAATATGCTACTCTTGCACCTCCATTACCATTAGACGAGGCATATTGCGAAAAATAACTACCCGATGGTCTATAATAATATTTAGTATCATCAAACATATATTTATAAGTATATGATGGACTATAGTTACTTCCAGCATAATCCCATTCCATAAATTTACATCCTCTTCCATGATTTTGCCCAGAAGTTCCAGCACCCAATTGTATAATTCTACCTTTAGCACTTGTATTTCCCCCTATATTATAAAAACCACCATAGGGAGCATTTTGTGCTGAAGTTGGGTTAGGGTCTATCCACATTCCTCCATACATGTACCAATTCGATGGTTGAATATTACTTCTAGTAACTCCACTTACTCCTCCACTTCCACTTCCTACATCAATAGGATTACTAAGACCTCCACCTGAGAAAAAACCACCATAAGCAAGATCATTTAAAGAAGCAAGAGGATCATAAGGAGTACCAACTGTAGGGTTAGCGGTTCTTAAGTGGTGTGACCTCATTATGATAACTCTCCTATATTTGCTCCATATAATTGACCGCCTACTTTAAACAATTCTATTGCTACAGGATCAGTACCTCCAAGGGTAGGAGCAGAACCACCATTCCACTTCATAGAAGGCCAAGTCAAAGTATAGTTATTAGTAGTTGCAGTTACTATTAAAAGCATAGATTGACCAGAAGTTAGGCTATCAGTTGCAGTTCTATTCGCTCCTAAAGTCCAAGTCTGCACCATTCCGTTATCAGGATCTAAGGCAACAGAAGAAGCGTCAGTTATAGCAAATACATTTTCATTTATCGCACCACCTAGATCTATAGTTCCGTTATCGTCAATTTCAAAACCATCAAGACCAGGTATTCTAAATTTAGTAATATTGCTATCGCCTATAGTTACCTCATTAGATACTGTGGCACTACTAGCATTAACAGAGGCTCCTATACAAATATTATTTATGCCGCTAGTAATGTTATTACCAGCAAGGTATCCGAAAGCACAATTCTTATTGCCAGTAGAGTTTTCTAAAGCTTGAGATCCAAAGGCAGCAGAAAAGCTACCACCGTTATTGGTGTAAAGAGTTTTCCTACCAACAGCAGTATTACTGTTACCATTTGATTGTTCAGTATAGAAAGCTTGATAACCTATTACAGTGTTACTGTATGTTGTAACAGCGTTTTTAGCTACTTCATGACCTATGAATACGTTGTATCCTGCATAAAAAGATGTTGAATGACTAAGGTTTAAATTACCACCCGCATCAGTACCACCTAATACGTTAAATCTCGAATCAGAAGATAATCCGCCACTGGCTTGATCTACCCAATCAAGACCACCAGATCCATCAGTTTTTAATACCTGATTCGCATTTCCATCAGTATTAGGCAAAGTAAGGGTGTAACTTGCACCAGCAGAATGTGGTGGTGATTTTATTTTTACACCATGATTATTGTTTGAACAATTTAGTTGTAATGTTCCAACATTACCGTTACTTGTTCCATCACCTTTTATTTCAACAACACCTGCACCATTAGGATTTAAAATAATATTAGCATCAGTTGTACTTGTATTTATTTCATTGCCTTGTACATCTAAATTTCCTCCAAGTTGAGGTGTTGTGTCATCTACAATATTACTTAAACCTCCAGCAGGTAGATTTGTTAATGCCGATCCATCTATAGCTGGTAAGGCACCAGTAAGTTTTGAAGCTGTCAAACTTGTTATACGAGCATCAGCTACTGTACCAGTAAGTTCTCCAGCAGGAATAGAAGTAAGATTTTCACCTGAAGCAGTAGGTAATGTTGCAGGGAATCTAGCATCTTGAATCGTACCAGTAAGTGCATTTGCTGCAATAGAAGTTAAAGCTGAACCATCTCCACTTAATGCAGTAGCTGCCACTGTTCCCGAAACTGTTAAACCTCCTGATAACGACCCACCAGTCAATGCAAGATATGTACTGTTTGAAGTACTTCTTTCTGCTACCGTTACAGCATTTAAACCAGCAGGTGTTACAACCTTGTCAGTTGCTGTTCCACCAGTTGTTTCAGCATTAGTTGCCAGTTCAGAAATACCTGCAACTGTATCACTGGCAGCAGGAGTAGATAAACTTCCTGGCCCAAATATTTTTACAATAGTATTATCACTGGCTCGCATAAAACCACCAATACTATTTATATTGGCATTTACTGCAAGTTCTCCAACAGCAGGTAAATCAGATGTTGTAGGAATCCTGTCCTGTACAACACTATTTTTTAATTTAATTCTTAAAGCCATAGCTTATACAAGCATAAAATCACCCATATACATGGGATACCCATATCTTACCCTATTAAAAAGTTCCCGCTTCAATGATTTGTACATTTGTAAATTGACCAGTAGATCCAAATTGCAATAAATTACCTTGAACAGGACTATTAACATTAACATCTGTAAGATCATTCAAATTATTAACACTTCCTGCTCCTGATAAAGTATCAATTCTATCCCAGTCATTTACACCCATACATAAACACCAGTCACCAGCATCAAAAGTAACTGTTGGTACAACTGCTGTTCCATTTCCAGGTGTCTGACAAACAAAATATGCCCCTGTATTAGCAGCCGTTCCCGCTGGAATTGCATTACCAGCAGTAAAACCTGACTGTATTCCAAAAGAAGTTAAAGTAATAATTAATCCATTTGTTGCATCAAAAGTACCGCAGAACCTTAAGTTTTCTTCTGATAATCGTCCAAAACCTACAGAGAAAAAACTGTTACCATTAAATATTCTTAACTGTCCTGTTGATTCCTGTAACCAAAAAACACCTGTTGGTAAATCAGAAATATCAGGTGATGCCTCTTGTATGAAACCAGTAGATAAGTTTGCAAGCTTATCCATAGTTATAGAGTCATTAGCTAATATGTTCGTTCCAAAAGTTCCTGAAGTAATTTTACTTGTAGGTAAATCCGGTATGTCAGCCGATACAAGAGTTCCACTTGAAGTAACAAAACCTTTTGCATTTACAGTTACTTTTGTATGAGTTCCTGCTGTGACACCACTATCTGTAATTGATAAAACACCATTAACATCTACAGCTAAAGGAGCAGAAGATATGGGAACAATAACACCACCTTTTGCAGTAGTAGTTGAAGCAGGTAAATCAGAACCAGTAAGATCTACAGAACCAGTAATTAAACCTTGATTATTAAATGTAATACCTGAACGAGTTCTGCCAACAACTGTATTATTTATAGATACCGCACCTAAGCTTGTTATCGTTAAACCACCTGAAGAGGGAATACTTACGGCACCTATAGCTGAAGAAGTAGCTTCAGGTAAGTCACTTGCAACTAATGCTGCTGTGGCTGTAATAAGACCTTCACTATTATAAGTAATACCATTTCTGGCAGACGCTCCACCTGTTACTGCATTATTAATTCCTAAATTACCAGATGCTACATTTAAAGATCTATCAAGATTTGATGTATTTAATTTAGCAGCCGTAAGACTACCGTCTGTAATTTTTGAACCTGAAACACCTGATATTTTATCGTCAGTAACAGCAGAATTAGAAATAGCAGCGGTATCTACAGCATTATCTGCCAACTCACTTGATCCGATAGCATTAGCAGCAATTTGTGTCGAAGTTATAGTATCATTTGCAATTTTTACAGCAGTAATAGCATTATCAGCTAGTTTGCTTGTCGTAATATTTAAATCTGTAATCTTTGCAGTCGTAATCGCATTTGGTGCAATAGCTGCACTTATAACTGCATTGTTTGCAAGTTCAGATGAACCGATGGCACCAGTTGCTATATTACCTGCTTCTATTGTGTCAGTAGCAATTTTTACTCCTGATATCGCACCATTAACAATAGCTGCCGTATCAACAGAGTTATCAGCAAGTTCATTTGCAGTTATGGAATTATTAGCTAACTGTGTAGAAGTAATAGAACTAGAAGTTAATTTTGCTCCAGGTATATCACCATTGCTAAAGTTTGTTTTTGCAAAAGTTATTGTATTGTTTGCTATTTTTGCATTTGTAACAGCTAAATTAGCTAACTTACCTTCAGTAATACTTGCATCTGCAATAGAAGAAGCATCTATAATTCCAGTTACAAGCTCATTTGCTGTAATTGAATTTGCAGCTATTTGTGCTCCTGTAATTGTGTTATTAGCTAGTTTTGCACCTGTTATCGTTCCATCTAATATCTTTACATTCGTTACAGCATCGTTAGCAAGAGAAGCTGTAATAATCTCCCCTGCACTTAAAGGATAATTTAAAGCATTAGCTGGTATTGATGCAGCATCTACAAGACCTAATGCACCTTGTACTAAATTTTTTGCAGTGATTTTTTTCGTTTCAGAAGCACTAACATCTGCAACAGCTATAGGATCTGCTGCCTGTAAACTACCTGAACCTAATTCAGCTAGTTGTGTAATTTGTAGATCTGCCATGTTAGATAGTCGTTAAGTACATCATAAATCTCTATTTAAGGATCTTCAAGTAAAATACCATTACCATCTTCTTGCAAGATCTTATTATTATTTTCCTGTAACAAGAAGGATGGTGGAACTCCACTGTGTAATCTTATTTCTCCGTTCGTAACAAATTCTATTCTTGCTTCTACAACTCCTGTAACTGGCACAGATATAGCAACATTGGTTACAACACAAGAAGACTGATACCAAACACTATCAACTGATTTACTTGGATCGTGATATACATAAAATTTACCTTCAAAGTCTGATCCTTGTTTCATACGAACCAATAACTGACTAAGATAAACAGGAAATTCTGGACTACTAAAATTTTCTGTATCTAACTGAAAATTTCTATGCTGCCATATAGTTTGTATTGTTCCTTGCCCTGATATAAGACCATTTTCATATTGCTGTCTAAATTCCTGTCCTAAATTTGTTATATCAACAGTATCTCTCGTTGTTGTAATTTCAAATTCTGTAATTTTAGCTAAAGGTCTAAATGTCTCATTTCTTGTTCTAATAAGAATATCTTTTTTAGAAGAAGGAACAGTTAAAGATAAAGCACTGTCAGTTTCACCTGTTAATGAAGCTGAAAAAGTATCATATAGCCTTATCCCACCCATATCGTCTATATGTATAAATTTTAAAAGATCAGGAAAACTATGACCACTTAATAATTGTAAGTTGCTTTTATCGACAGTCTCTATCTGTATTCGATCTCCTGTAATTAACGAACCAGTTACATCTTCTACAGAAAATCTTTTTTTATTAATATTAACGTCAGCAGGATCTAATGATGTAGCTAAATCTGCATTTAACGCATCACGTTTTAATTCTATAAAACCTGTAGATCCAAAATATATAGCCATTTATAATGCAAGGCCAGTAGGTGCTCCATTAACTTCAAAGTTTAAATCTGCTGCCATTACTTCTCCTACACTATTAGTCATCGTTAGACTAGTAGGTTGTGCTGCAAATTGTATAAACCTCCCACCACTTGATCCATCTTTAATTCTTAATTTAAATGTAAAATCTGTGGAGCTTTCTGTATTAGTACCATCACCAGCAGAACTACCTGTTTTTATTACATTATTTATAAGAGTGCTTAAAGAACCAGAACCAGAACCAGCAGAATCTTGATAATAATAAATACTTGCATTTCCTGTATAGCTTCTAATTCCTGGAATAATTGTTCTATCCGTATCTTCTAAAGATACAGTTTCTAATATCGCTTGATTAAAGGTAAAAGACCATGATCTGACTTTGGCAACTTTTGTACCATCTATCAGCAATTCGCCTTCTTTTCCTGAGTAGTAGCCAGCCATCGTTTTAAGTAAATTTTAAATTCATTCTAATCCCCATCAAGACATGCGACAAATTTACATTGCACATTAGAAATGCCAGGTCTGACACTTGTTACTGTAGGAGGACCATCAAATCTATATCTTAACTTAACTCCAGTATTATCACTTTCTTTTTGTTTATTTAGTAAATTAGTGTTATTTATTCCTGCTAAAGCATTTGAATTTGAAAAAGAAATATAATCATAAACATTATTAACAGTTTCATATAAATTTAAAATTTGATTTGCTTGGAAATCTGTAATATTTGTAAAGCCCAATGAAAGCTTGGCATCTGTTTTTTTATTTCCATATCTAATTACACTTTTAGCTCCATTTTGTGCAACAAATTCTGTCTGAGGATACGATCCAGGGGTATAACTTCTTGATGCTGGTGTTATGTCAGGAAAAGAACGTACTGTTGCCATAATTGTTTAGCCCGTAATTGCTGTGTCGTTATACTTAATTACTGCAAGTGTACCATCTGCATTTACAGGTGAATAGCTTGCTGAAATATTAATGAGACCATCTTCTCCATAAGATATAGATTCAATTTTATATATACGATCAGAAATGGATGTATCTGGTACTGTAAATACACATCCTAAGGCATTAGTAGCCCTACCATTAGATATTTGTAAGGGTGTAGGATTGGAAACCTCACTATCTCCTGGTTTCCAAAATATTATTTGTGTTCCATTCGTAATATTTATTTGTGACTGAATTTCTCCATCTCTTGTTATTACACCATTAGCAAAACGGTTAGTATGAGTAGCTTCAGAATGAAGCCTAATATAATCTCCAGGCCCAAGATGCATTGCTGACTGTGGCGTAGTATCAAAGGAAACTCCATGATCTACTTTATTCCTGACTTGCAAAGCATAATCTAGAAATTGCTGTGCATGACTGGAACTTGTACAAAACAAAGACATATCAAAATTTTCTCTTGGATCACTATCAGTAGTGGTAGTTAATCTTCTACTTATTACTTTTGTTTCAGGAAAACCGTTTTCTCTTTCATGTCTATATGTAGCAAAACCTCTAAAATCTTGTCTTTCTTCGGCACTTAAAAAACTTACTTGTAAATTTTTTGTATTACCATCAGTAAATAAAGCTTTTACAAATGGTTTTTGTTCTTTATCTATAACAAAAGTATTAGGATCAAAAGGAACAGAAGGAAACAAAGAAAATCTTCCACCTAATATTGTGAAATCTAATAAACAATATTGAGCATTTTGAAAAATAAACTCTCTTAAATTTTTCTCATCAACAATTACACCATCCCAAAATAATCCATTTGCTTTACAAAATTTAGATGCTATTCTCATCCTTTCTTCATCAACAGATCTAACACCAATTAGATCACCTGCACCTATTAAAGGATCAGTTAACAGGGCAAAAACAATATCAGGAAATAAATTTGTTGGTCCTATTGTATTATCAATAAGATTTTTAATATGCAAACCCTCTTTAAAGTAAGCAGATAACTGACTAAAGCTTGAAAATTCTTTACTACTATTTAATCTTATGCCAGCAACTACTGTATCTCTATATTTCATAACCGAACCAAATTGTTTTACCTGTTCATTTACATAAACTATTTGATGCTCTGGTTCATCTAAATGACTTGGATTTTCAGCTTCAAAACTTATAAAATCAGCTATTGCACCATAGGGAAGCAAATTTCTATTCTTTTCAGCATCTCCTATTGCATTGTCAGGCCAAGGATCTGTAACAAACTGTGAATTTGCTACTATAACCTGAACACCATTAACACCAGGAAAAGTTCCTCTAGCAGGAATATTAACAGTTGAATTATTATCATAGCCAGTTCCCAAATCTGTTAATACCCATGACGCTCCACCAGTACTAAATGTCTGAATAGTAACTTTAGCTCCAGATCCGTTAGTATTAGTACCAGATTGTAAAGCTACATTAGGAAATGTACCAGTTACAGTTCCACCTGTTGATATTAAAATTTGTAATTCTAGGTTATAAACAAAAACTTCACCTCCTTCTAGTTCATCTTGGAATATAAAGCTACCAGCTTTATATCTTCTGGAATTTGATTCTTCATATATAAGTTCATCAAGATTTGAAGTAGGAAATGATTTTATGATTTGACCATCAACTATAAAGTTTGCGAAACCATTAATTGGATTATTGTCAAGAAAAATAACTTCTACAATACCTGCTTGAGTTGATTGTGTCTCCCATTGTTGAGCACCACCACCTATATTTCCAAAACTATTTTGTCCTAAACCGACTATAGCTGAACTTGTTTCTGGAACTGTCCCTAGAAACCATTCAGGATTAGAAGCATCACCACCTGACATTCTTTGATTGAATCCAGAGTAACTTATAGAAAAATCACCACTTTGATAAGTCTGTAAAGAACCATTAGAACTTAATACACGTATCTGTTTACTTAAATCTGTTTTGTCAACATAATTTCTTTTAATTTCATTACCTGGATATGGTAAAAATCTAAACTCATATTGGCCTAAAGAATGATTAATTCTTATAAAGTTATATTGAAATTGCGGTGTTCTACCTTTAATTGCAAAAGGTTTTTCATTATCGATAGTAACGAACTCTTCTGTTGTACCTGCCTTCCTGATTTGTAATCTAAAAAAGCTATATCTTGTCACATATTTATTTAACGCACCTAAAGTAATATTGCCGTTATCGTCTTGATAAGTTTTTAATGTTAGATTTGGCGTTGTATAACTAAAATTACCAGGATGACTATTAACATTAGGAAAACCTGTGATCTGTTTAAATACTTTAGATTTTAAACCTATTTCTGTAACATTACACTCTCTATTATTTGAAACAGTAGCTATAGCAACTCTTTGTAGAGTGTTCATTTCCCAAGGAGATTTAGTTCTTTCTCTCAAGTGATCGTTACTACCAAGTATGTCTAATTCGGAAGAACCGTCAGCACCAAGGTCAGTAATTTTAAAATTAAAACTTTTAAATGTATTTTCTTTCCACAATGAAATTGGTTCAATATCTGCACAAATACCTATAGCCGAACCTATTAAAAAAGATTCTCCTTTTGAAATGTTATCATCTATTCTTTCTCTATCAGAATCAACTGCTGTTTTAACATCCTGCAAACCCCAAGGATTAAAATTTCCTGGAACATCTTTTATAGAATCAAATGGACCGATTTTATATTGAACCACATCATTTTTAGCTAAGGTGATTCGTCCTCCTATCTCAATATTATTTATCCTCATAAAACCTGCATACCTCGGATAGTATTTAGCAATTTTCTGTCTTTTTCTATCAATATCATCTTTATTACTAGCATCTTCTGGTTTTAAAACTAACTCATAAGGTAATTGAAACCTCATCATGTTTGGCATTGGAGCATAACAGCCAAATCTTGTTTGAGTGGTAGGAGTTCGTACTCCACAAAATATTGTATTATCAAACTGATTTGATTCATCAAAATCAATACTGAATACGTCTTCTGCTTTAGCACCGTTTCTATCTTCTTCTCTTGCTAAAATTCCTGACGAATACCTATCTTCTGATTCTAAAATCCGATTATCACTACTTGTTGCCTTTTGACTTCTATAATATAAAGCTAACTTTGCGTTTGTATAATTTTTTAATAATAAATCACCGATTGCATAACCAGAAAAATCAGGTTTTGTTGGAATATTTGAACTACTAAAGATAAATACAGCTTTTAACTGTTGATGAGAACCAAGACTTTTTAGTTGTGACCAAACAAGTTTACTATTACATCTAATACCACCAGTATTATTAGAATTATCTCTTTTCGTAAAAATTAAAGGAATTGTTTCTCCTATCACTGCTAATTCCTGTAAAGAATTAAAATTAGTTTGTGGTGCAAATCTTCTAGCAGATTGTGCTCCTTCAGTTTGTAAGCTTGGAGGAGTTTTAGGTGCTTTTGGTTTTGGTGCTAAAGCTGCGGAAATATATGATAATGCAACACCTATAGCAACAACACCATAAAAACCAATCTTTACACCAAACAAAGTTAAAGGAGCAGCTATTGGCACTGCTGGCATATTTACAATATCTGGAATTAAATCATATTCTTTTTTTCGTTTTCCATTAACCGATTCAGCTAAATAAATAAACTGCCAATATTCTTCTTCTGTAATACCTAAAGCTTCACAAAGTTGGACTTCATAGGGTAATAACGCTCTACCACCTCCAAATATCCTAGAGGACTCCATCTTACCTCCGACTCTCCGCAACTCAGCCATCCGTCTCCCCAATAAACAGCAAGTCCAAAACCTTCATTTGATTTACATAATCCAACTGTACCTATCTTACTTTGTTCTGTTGGTTTTCCCCATTTATTAAGTTCTTCTTTGAATATTTGATATTCTCTCTTACGAAATCTTTTATACCAATCTCTTGTTGGATCTGGTGTTTTAATTCCATAACTGGCTAATACCGTCTTAGCTAAAGATAAACAATCAGCAGCACCATGTTTTATAGGGTCAGCACCTAGACGATATGGCATCCCAATAAGATGTACAGGTTTCATCTGTTTTGTATATCTCCTGTTAACGGTAACGCTCCAACAATATCTGTTGTAAGTCTTCTATTAGGAGCCGTAGTGCCAACAGCATCTATAGAACTGCTTAACATTACTTCTACAGTTTCTGAATCATAAGACAAAGAAGTTACTAACCAGTTGTCTCTGGTTAAAAAACTATTTCCATAAATTGATTCAGGAATCATGGTGCTTGGATTAACCTTTGAAACAAAAACCTCAACACTATATTTATTAAAAACAGCTTCTTGTGCTTGACTCATAGATACTTGATTATTAGCAAGAACTAAAGCAGCTTCTAAATTATCTCCTGATTTATTTTTAGCAGCACCTTGATATATAAAATTTAAAAAAATATAATCAGCAGCAGAGGAATCTCCAGGAAATTGAAAAGATATCTTACTTTCATTTATGTTGTCAGGATTTTGTTTGCCGTTCTGATAGCGTCTTATAACATTATTATTTTTATCAATAATCTTGATAAACGTAGTTATAGCAGTGAGACTCATATACCTATCTTAGCTCTGGAACTTCTTGAGTTTTTAAGAGTATTTAATGTGCGTGACTG